TCTTGTGTTTCAGCGCCTTCGATGGCCTTCCCGTCTGTCCGCCCGCGGGGCGTATGCTACCCACTTCCCACTCATCTGCCTTGTATTCGCAGATGCGATTGAGCCACTTGGCACGCTTGATGTAGGTTTCACTGCGCCCGGTGACGTTGGCGATGTCTGCCACGGTGACGGGTACGCCTTCGTGATGCCGCTCTTCTAGCAGATCCTCGATCTTGAACCAGTCGGCCCACTGGATGCCGTCGGGACCAATGGGCAGCCGATCATAGATGCCGTCCACCGGTTCGCCCGATGGCGTAGAGTTGAGAATCCATACTTCGCAGTCGGACACGTTGGGGCGTGCACGGTGCAGGCTCTGGTATTGCTCCATCTCCCGCAGCTGCTCGTGCACAATGCGAAGCTTTGGATCGCTGAACATGAGCACCCGTCTGTACGGCATTTTGCCGTCCATTTCGCCATATAGTCCCCGGGTGATACCAAAGCGCACCATTTGGTACTCTGCGCCGTCAGCGGGCCAGGGGTCCATCCTGAGAGGGAATAGGATACTCGCCATGTCCTGCACGGCTCGGGTGTTGGGTTCCGGGTTCCCGATCTGGATGAGGCAGCGCATGTTTCGGAATTCGTTCGCGCCCCGGTTGCCCCAGAAGTGCATGACATTGGACGTGCCCAGGATAGCTTCCACGTGGGAGCGCATCCCCTTGAGCGTGATGGCGCAGACCTCGCCCCGCTCGTACTTTTGGGCGATCCACTCAACTTTGCGCATCTCCTCGATGCCCACGGCCGTCAACTCGCCCGGCTCGTCCAGCTGGCCGTTGTCCTTCCACGTGTCTGCGCGCTCGATGAGTGCGCCGCTGCCATTCTGTCGGCCCGTGACCTGATAAACTTTGCCCATGCGGGGCACGTCGGGCGCGTATGTTTCAAACTTGCGCCGGAAGAGCGGCTTATAGAACTCTTCCGTGCCCGTGGCGTCAAAGGCCACCAGACGGTCGGGCAAATCATCCCACGGCTCATGACGGCTCAGCATGTGCAACCCGCTGCCGCCCGAGCCGATGCCCACTGATATGCGCCGCACCCAATCGGTCCACCCTTCCTGCCATGCCCGGTACTCGGGCATGGCCAGCTTTAGAAAATCGAAAATGTAGAAATAGGGGATGTCGTCTACTTGGCTGGGATGCAGAATTTCCGGCACGATGGACAGCACCGGCGCATCTTCGCCGGACACGTCGATCTCGTCATAGACTCGGCCAAGCAATGGCCCGATGATATCAAATAGCTCTTTGCCTGCGATGGGGTGCTGGGGCCTGCTCTCTGCGATGGCCTGCAGCGTCGCCATGAAGTGATGCACGGCGCCTTCTGCGTTCTCCACGAGGATGTGGCGCGTGGGGATCAGCGTGCGATTGATGAACGCCTGGGCGGGCCATTCGTCTACGATCACGATGTCAAAGCCCTTGGCACTGAGCCCCGTGCGCAGGTGGGCGTGTCGGGCAAATACAATCGGTTCCATACGGTCCTTCTGCTTGCGGAAGGGGCATACCTCCATGTGTCCGTCTAAATAGCAGAGCTGGTTGCACAGGTCGATGGTCTTGTATCCCTTTGCCGCCCACTGGTGCTGCTCTGGCGCATAGCGGCACGTGGTTCCTATGAGGTCCACACCCATGGGCTCATTCGGCCGTGATGGCTCCGATTCATCCTTTTTGTGGATGGGCAGCCAGTTATACCACATCTCCCGGTCAAATCCTTCGATGCCCGCCAGGTCATAAAACGAATCGTGCCGGGCGCTGCACCAAAGCACCCGCTTCCCTTGCGCTGCGGCTTCCTGCGCCGCATGTACGCCGGCGTGGGTTTTGCCCAGTCCCGCCACACCCTTGACCAGTAGCCCGTACTCTGGCTTCTCTGCGCCCAGCATGTAGCGGCGCAAGGTTTCGGCCAGGTCGTGGCGTGCAAATTTGAGGGATGTCTTTTCGTCTCCCTGGTCCGGGTACGGCTCTTCTCGCCATTCCAGCCGATGATTGGCGATCCACTCCCGCTTCGGCTCTGGCTCTGGCTCGGTCTCGGGGAATGTGGCGTCGACCTCTTTTTTGCGCGCGTAATACTCTTCCAGAAACGTCTGGATGATATTTTTGCGCGTTTGCTGCGGGTCAAACGGCTCTAATTCGACAGGTGTGGAAACAGGAGGATGGGTCACAACGCCGTTGTTGCGCTCATCCTCCAAAACAATAACGGAGGCCATGGGCCAAACTAACCCCCGTGCTCAGGTGTATTGCGGGAGCTGCTTCCCGATTTTATGCGTAGGGGGTTTTTCCCATGCTCGGCCACCAGCCTATCTATGGTCAATTGGCCGATGTTTCTAATCTTTAATGCTCTGGTTGGGTTGTACGTAATGGAGTAGATCCACTCGGGCCACGCCATGAGTGCGCCTTCGTGGTTGAGGAAGTAGCGGCGCGCATTGTCAAACGATGCCGCACTGATGAGTGCATTCTGTGCGCGCCGGTCCAGCGCTGGCGATGACAGGATGGCCTTGCCGAACCTGTCACGCCATGCCGCATATTGTTCCTGCGTGTATGGCTGCTCGTCACCGGCTATGCGCTCTATGAGCGACATAATGCGCCGCTGCACGTCGAGCGCCTCTTGCTGTATCTGTATGGATTCTAAAAGCGTTTGATTGACCTGATGCATCTGCATGTACAGGTCGCTGATTGTGTATGGAGTTCCCATGGAAAGTCCTTTCCATAGGGAAGATTTCGTGAGAGGGTTGCACCGAAGGGAAAACTGTTGTATAGTAGACGAGAAAAGCAATTTGCGCGAAAACAGGGGATTCGTACAAATTGACAGTTATATTTTGGCTGGAGCTTTCGTAGGGCAAGCAGCCAAAGTACCTAAGAAAGGGGTCTATACAGCCTTCGGGTTGTTGGCCTCTTTTTTTTGTTCTTCCCTAGCAAGTTATTCGGATTCGCTCTGTTGGTCGTTTATGCCGCTACGGCCGCCCTGCTCTTTGTCGCTCGTCTCGTCAGGGCTGCTGCTAAATTTTCCGGTGGGGCGTCTTGCCATCCTACCAGAATCTGGTTCGGTGTCAAGCCAAGAGCGCGGGACAGCTTGATAGCAGTTCCCAGGCTCGTGCGCTTGGTGCTTAACATGGTGCTCAGAGCAGCCTTGGATACACCTATCTCCGCAGCCAACTCATCCCGCTCCATGTCCAAATCGATCAACCGGATCAGGATATTCTTTACGTTCAGGTATTCTTCCCTGCTCACTCGTATCACCTCCGCTAATAAGTTCGATGTGTTCGTGTGTGCAACAGCATATCACAACGCTTTACTGATGTCAATAACAAAAATGTCCGTTAAGCCACATTGAACTGAGTTAAATTTGGCTATTGACAATGACCGGCAGGTGTGATATACTCCTATCAACGCAGTAAAAACCCGTGAGGCACGGGGGCTTGTCTGTGGAGCTACGGTGAAGTAATGCCGTACTAAGAAGCAGAAAGCGGGCGGCAGACGTTTTGCATAAGACCCGTAGCGCGGGAACATCCCGCCCACCCTTAACAATTTATTACGAAATGGGGTTAACCCCACGCATGTGGGGGTGGCTTTGGCCCTACGGGATCGGCAGGAACAGCAACAGCGTTAACCCCACGCATGTGGGGGTGGCTTTTGCATTCGGCCAGATCCACCGCTCGCACATCATGTTAACCCCACGCATGTGGGGGTGGCTTATTAGGGGATTCGTATAGGTGACTTTCGGAGATCATCTTGATTTTACTTAGAGCATACAAGACCAAGATTGTACTGAATAATAAAGAGCGCGGGTATTTCAACCAGTGCGCCGGGTTTTCTCGGTTTGTGTACAATTGGGGTCTGGCAGAATGGAAACGGCAATACGAAAGCGGGCAAGAGCCTAGCGCCTATGGCCTAATCAAGAGCTTTAATGCAATCAAGGATGATGAGTTCCCTTGGACCCGAGAGTATCCATACGTCATACTGCAAGAATCCCTTGTCCATTTGGGGAGAGCATTTCAGAACTTTTTTGCGAGAGTAAAAGCGGGCAAGGATCCGGGGTACCCGAAATTCAAGAGCCGCTTTTCTCATAAATCATTTTCTTTGCGTGGTTCCATCCGGGTGGAAGATGAGCGGATCAAGCTTCCCCGCATCGGGTGGGTGCGACTGGCTCAGCGTGGATACCTCCCGACGGATGGCGTCAAGGTGCTCAAAGCTACGCTATCAGAACGAGCGGGCGACTGGTATGTAAGTCTCCAAGTGCAAGAGGAGGTGAGCGAACCAGAAAAGGCGACAGGCGAGCCTCTGGGTATTGATCTGGGTATCAAGTCTTTGGCTGTGTGCTCAGATGGCACAGCGTTTGATAATCCAAAGACGCTGGCAAAGTACGAAAAGAAGCTGGCGCGGTTGCAAAGAGAACTGAGCCGCCGAGAAAAGGGCAGCGCCAACCGGGCCAAGACCAAAGCGAAGATCGCCAAGCTTCACAGAAAGATCACGGACATTCGTCGCCACACGCTGCACAACATCAGCCGACATGTCACCGCCGAGACGAAGCCGGCCGCTGTAGTAATCGAAGATCTGAACGTCAAAGGTATGACGGCAAATCGCAAGCTATCCAAGGCGGTAGCTGATGCGTCAATGGGCGAACTTCGACGGCAGATCGAGTATAAGGCCGAGTGGAACGGTGTTGATGTGGTGGTGGCAGATCGGTGGTATGCTTCCAGCAAAACGTGTAGCGGGTGCGGGCACGTGAAGGAGCTGCTAACACTTGCGGAGCGTACGTACATTTGCGAAAGTTGCGGTATGGAACTGGACCGGGATCTGAACGCAGCACGTAACCTTGCTTCATTGTGTAAATAAAAATGCCCGTGAGCGGGAGCGAACCGCTTCACGGGCGCGAATCCTGTTCTTGCTAGGGAAAGAATTCACTATGAGTATACGATCAAACCTCACAAATGTCAAACAGAATCCTGACAATTCTCAGAAATCGTATGATTCTGGTAATGACCCTTCCGTGTTTTTTCCTGCTACTGAAGAAGCTGAACAACCCGTGCGCGCTTCTGCGCTGCTATCTGAGCAGACCGTATCGGTCACGCTTGAGCGCCGTTTCAACCTGGGCGATTACGAATCTCTTAACGTTTCATACACACTTGGCGGCCGCATCCCGGACGATGTGGATCCAATGTGGGCACTTGACGATATGCACACGGAGGTATCCGAGCGCATCACCGCCGGTGTCGGCCCCGAGATTTCCCAGCGCGAAGCCATCGCGAAAGAATCGTTCTTGTCTACGCCCCGCAACCAACAACAACGCATCATCCAACTGCATCTGCAAGAGCTGGGCATCGATGTGGACGCTCTGCGCGAGGTTCTTAAGCGCAGCATTGACCTGCGCGAAGTCGTGAATCAGCACGATGCCATTGCCAACGCCAACGGGCGGATGAATGGTCACAAGGTGCACGCATGATCGCCCTTCAGCTGCTCGCCTGCCACATGCTGGGCGATTTCATTTTGCAGACGGATGCCCAGGCGCGCGAGAAGTTTAGCAACTGGCGCGCCCGAGCGGTGCATGTGACCACGTACAGCCTGCCATTTGTGATCGTAGCGCTGCTGCACGGAGGTACGCCCCTGCGCATGGTGGCATTCATGGCGCTGCTGTGGTCGTCTCATTTCGTAATTGATATGCGGCGCTGGAAGAAACCAGACGCCCCGCTGTGGCTCCAAATCGCAGCGGACCAGACGTTGCATATCGTTGTGCTGGCCATCATTGTATCGATTCTGTGACGGTGCTTAACCAGACGCTGCACATCGTTGTACTGGCTGTTATCGTGTCGATTCTGTAGACGCATCATTCAATTCTATTTTGCTAGGGAGATCATGATGAGAACTGCACTAGGGTTCTTTCTAGAATGTCGGGATAAGGCGCGAGACCTGCGCGCAGCGGGCGATGGCTCGTGGACGAAGTGGGCAGCCGCCGCCAATGACTGGGAGGCGAAGGTGCCCGACTGGCAGTGGGAGAGCGCGGGCATGAAGAAGCCGCGCACCCCAGAGGCGTGTGGGCATTTCGTTCCGGGCGAAACTGTACGCCGGAATGGTACCCGCCTCTGTGTTGAGTTTACATCCACCAGTGCGCGCTGCACGCTCAAATCGCCCGATGGGCGCGGGGCGCTGTGGCTACTAAGCGGCGGCTCGCCACTTGCATACGGGCGATGCACGCCACAGCGGGGGTGCTGCCCGCTAGACCACCAATGCCCCCGCCAAAAAGCCACCGATGCCATAGCGGAAGCAATTCGGGAACTTGATGAAATACCATCAGTAAGTTCTTAGTTATTCATCTTCTATATACCAACTTGCTAGGGAAAGGGAAACAATGGACACGAAACTGAAGAACCTCGAAGCGGAGAACCTCAAGCTGCGCCGGGTGCGCACGAGTCAGAAGCGAACGATTGGCGTACTGCGGGCGCAACTCAAAGAGGCATGGAAGCGCATTGCCGAACTGGAGGCGGCGCAGTCCATGGGCGAATGGATCGTGGTGGGCGAGATTGAAGGTCTGGAATAGGTATACAAGCTGATTAAAGGAGCGATCATGGGACTGGACATCTATCTGCGGTACGGAAAGCTCGAAAAAGATGAGGAAGGATACGAGTACTTCGTGGGATGGGAGCGAGGCGGCGAGTATGAAGCCGAGTATGTAGCACAGGTTAGCAGCGGGTTCACCAGTGCGCCAGAGTCAGGGTATATTCGAGAGTCATGGCCCAGCCTCCGCTGGGTTCGAGAAACGGCCCAGAAGTTCAGCACCCCATTCCCCTATGATTTCTTTCCGGAATGGGAGGGATGGAACGGAGAGACGTTGCGTGTTGATGCCGAGCGGATGCCTCTGATTACGGCATTCAAGAGCGGCATGTCCGAGTGGCTTAATAGCCCAGAGCGCAAGAAGGAGCGCAGCGCACTCTCAGGCAGCGAAGCCGAACATTTCGACGTGTTATCCAAGAGAATCATGGATGCAATTGCGTTTTTGTCTCTTGTGGAACAGAAGAAGGATGAGCCAAATCTGACAATTATGTTTATGTAGTGTGCCCGGGTCGGTAGCTTAACTGGAAAAGCGCACGGCTCCAAACCGTGTAGATGCAGGTTCGAATCCTGTCCGACTCGCTTTACTACCCCGTGCGCGTCGTAATAAAGGCGGCGGGGTGGTATTTTCGGAAGGTGAGCGGGCCAGCGTGTTTCTATGAGGGTAGGACACCCGCTCATCTTCCATCATATGCAGTATCGCACGAAATATCTTTCACGGTAGTATCGCAACACGTAGCATCGTAGTATCGCAGTACAACAGTACGTAGTATCGCAGTACCCGACTGTGGACGTTCCACAGTTCGACCAAACAACACAACAGTTCAATTCTATGCTAGGGAGAGATTTACTATGCCTATCTTGGACATTCAAGAAGATGTGAAAGCAGAGTTGCCTCGGCTCTTCGTTCTGAAGAAAGGGGCGCAGCAGGCCAGCAACGGCCGGGTGGGACGTGAACAGCCCCATTGGCGAGCGCATCTGTCGCCGGGTGGCAGCGCCAGCGCCGTGCGTGACTTCGGCACATGTGAGCAGGTGACAGAGCAGGACGGCAAGCCGACTAAGCTGCGGGCGTTTTTGGCGGGTGACACGGTGGGGGAAATTTTCGACCCGTGGATGAAAGAGTACGTGGCCGGCGGCAAGCTCTTGCGCATGTGCGACACGCAGCAGCAGCAGGTGTACCTGCAGGATGGTGAGTACGTGAGTGACAACCCCATCCCGTGCATCCACAATGCCGAGCAGCCATGCAAGTGTATGCGGCGCGGCGGGCTCAAGGTGCACATCGAAGGGCTGGCCCACGTGGGCTATGTCGAAGTGCAAACCGGCAGCGTCCGTGACATCCGCACGATCACGGCGCGGCTCAAGAAAATCGAACAGCTGCTGGACCAACTCAACGGTCTGCGCGCTGCGTACGGGCTGCCCACGATGACCATGGCCAGCGTGCCCGTCATCATCCGGCGTTCTCCTGCCGAGGTCACGTACAACGACAACGGCCAGCGCAAAAGCACGGGCACCAAGTATTTCATCGAACTCGAGCCCGATCCAGATTGGTTCGAGAGCCAGCGGGACGCCATCCGCCGCGCGGCTTCCATGCGCCTGGAAGATATGCAGCAGCGACCCGTGGCCCTCATCGAATCTTCGCACATCCAGCGCAATGGGCACACCATTGACGCTGCCACCGGCGAGATTATTGATGATAATCCGTTTGAGGATGGGTCCTATGCGCTGGATGATGAAGTGGACTTCATGGACCAGGACGGTGCGCCAGAAGTGCCACGAATCACCGATGAGCAGATGGATCGGATTGACGATCTGGGGCTGGCCCTTGCCGAAGGGGGTAAGTACACGTGGGCAGAATTGAAGATTCCTGCCCTCAAAAAGCACACGGAGCGGCAGGACATCACCGGACTTGGCGACTTGACCCGCGATGAGGGAGAGATCGTCATTGGCAAGATGGAGGCAGCGCTGGAGAAACAGAAGGACAAGGCTGCGAAAGAAAGCAAAGAGACGGAGCGGGTGCTGACGGAGGAAGCATCTGTGGAGGATACGCACTAAGGGTTTCACCCGGTGGATGGGCGTCTGTCCCTCGGACGCTCATCCGCCGGGGCGGCCAGGTTTTTCTTTCTCCTTCCTGGCCGACCCCCGAGGTTCCTCCTTCAAAATGGTGTGGAGTTGACGACGGGGCACCAGAGCGTTCCCCTTTGTCGTCTCACAGGAGAGCAAGAAACAATATTACGCTTTGATTCGTTTACTAGAAAATCACTTATCGAAATATACTCACAATCGCAAGATTAATTCTCGATTAGATCCTTAAGGATTCCGAAAGCGAGTTTCTTTACAAAAATAATTTGTGCTATAATGGCAAGATATACCCACGTCGGAGCCGCCATCGAGCCCCAATCCAAACGTTGATCACTTGGCCCTCCCCTAATCCGGTCAAGTTTTCATAGCCCTACGCGGCGAGGCCGGAACCTAACTCGTAATGTTCTAATCCCGACCCCGCCAAAACCAATCACCCGTAAGGCGAAAGAAAGCAGCAGCGTCACCTGCTGCTTTCTTTTCGTTGATCCCCTTCGTGTAGACAAGCCACTGACCACCCTCGCCCGTGACCCGTGCTTACTTCGTGTAGACCAAAACAGGGTAAGAAAAACAGAATTTAATAAACCTTATTATGCGAAGTGGATTCTATTTTTAATTGCGCTATCCCCTTACACTTAACCTTACTATTGTATATAAATTTTCAGGAAAATACTGTATGCAAATGCGACATAAATCATACTATTGTTGCGAATTTAATTAATTTGCACTCTTGTACTGCCCCTACTATTGACACTGATTGTAAACTAGTCTATAGTGGGTGACAGAACATTGCGGGACACTATACACGCATTTGAGATCGGATTGATCCCCGGATCCCAGTGCGAATCAGTATGCATGTGTGCGTTGCCCTATGGCACATGCGGCGGCTGAATGAGCGATTCAGCCGATGGGTCTCCCCCTGGAGTTTGAGACCTGTACTGTCCATCTGCAATGTTCTGGTGTCCCGCAGTGTCGAATTCTAAATGGCCGCGCTGCTAGGGACGGAACTGTCATCATTTGTACCAGATACGTGCAGGATGATGAGTACAGGCAGGGGATAGACGAACTTCCCCTATATGCCATGCATGGGCGTAAATCCTGCGGCCTACCAAGCCAGCGCAAGCTTATTGCTTACGCTGGCTTTTTCTTTTGTGCTAAAAATTATGTACTAATTTCTTGAATTTGAGTAACGGCAATGCGCTACTATATCCGAAATGCGCCAGATTTCAAAAGTCAATAGGTATTGTATAGGGTTTCTATAGTTTTTTTCTCTTTGGTGTCAACCTGTGGAATTGTCAACTGTTTTCATTGTGTTTTTTCTCGCGCTCACTCTGTTTCTTTTGTACAGGTATTTGCCGGGTTTTAGTAATGCAGAGCGTGAGAAATTGCGAACCGAAATTGACCAACTGCGGGCGGACATGATGAGCATGGCCCGAGAGCACGAAGAGCGCATATCGGGACTAAAAGAGCATTACGAATCGAAGATCGATGAGCTCAAGCGCCAGCACATTTCGCAGCTGGCCACGCTAATGGCCATGATGCACGAAACTAAGACGCAGCTCAGTAATATGCAGAACAAAACCGAGCGAGAGCGCAACATCAACGTGCTGGCCATTTGGCCCCATAGTGACACGGACCCACTGAATGTGGCCGATGAGGCGGAAGGGCTCTTTAATTCGGGTGTGTCGTACGACGCGCTGACGGGGAGCATCGAGCGCCGAGATGTGGTGCGCAGACTGCGGCGGGGTAAATACAACGTGCTACAGGTGGATGCGCACGGCACGAAACAGTACATCTATCTCAATGATGACACGCCCACCCTGCCCGGCTGGTGGGCACGCTTGGTCAAAGATCACGACATCGATCTGGTGGTGCTCATGGCCTGCAACAGCGACAGCAGCATGGCGGATGGCCTCCTGCGCAATGGCGTCAACGCTGTGATTACGGTAGACGGTGAAATCAAAGACGCCGCGGCTGTGGATTTTGTGACCGCGCTGTACGAAAACCTGGCCAGCGGCGACAGCCTAAAATTCGCAGTAGAGCGGGCCAAATTGGTGATGGACTTCGACCAACAGGCCATGATTCGCCACTGGGGCGAAGATTTGTGGAAGGGATAGGCGGCAGGCATGGGATCCAAACTGGACAACACCGTTGAAGCATGGGTAAAAGGTGATGCCACATATCAGGATGCTATGGATGCCGTGAGTTATCCCACTCGCAGCATAGAACGGAAAGGGAGCACATCTATGCCCACAGCAAAAGTAGGATCGACGGTGTTCAGCGGGGCGGTTTCCGTCCTGGTTATTGGGCTACTGAATGAGTATTACTTGCCGACACCGATTGAAGGGGATATGGCGGCGGCACTGACCACGGTGATCACGTTTGCGATTGCGTATCTTGTACCAGACCGAACAACGCAGGGTGAAGACGTCTTTAAGTAGTCGAGAAGTCTAACAACAGAATAAGGCTAATGAATATCAGAGAGGCGCTCGAACGGGCTTTTGAGAGCGGCACACCGCAGACATTGGCGGAAGCCGGTCGCCTCGCCAACCAATTCCTGGACTCTCCAAAGTCAGACGCAGGTTGGCGAGGCGTGTGGAAAGGTGATGCGGAATTAAAAGGATTTGCACAGGAGCAAATCAGAGAAATTCTCAACAACACCGATACTGAACAAGTATACAGCCTACAGCCAGCGTCGTCAACCTCCGTTTTCACAATGGAGGTCGACGAATGGGGGCCAGGGTCTGAGCAGTGGTTTCTCTTGATGTCAGATGCGCACTGGGATAATCCCCATTGTGATCGCCAAATGCTGAGACGGCACTATGATCAGGCTGTGGAACGGAATGCCAAGATTTTCAGCTTTGGCGATTTCTTTTGCGCCATGCAGGGCCGCAGCGACCGGCGGGCAGACAAGAGCAGCCTGCGCCCCGAGCACCAGGGCGGAAACTACTTGGACCTGCTTATTGATACGGCGGAAGAGTGGCTAAGCCCTTACGCCGATCACATCGCCATGATGAGCGATGGCAATCACGAAATTGCAATTCGCAAGTATCTGGAAACGGACCTACTGGAGCGCTTGTGCAGAGCAATTGACTGTCATCACATGGGGTACTCGGGATTCGTTAAGTTCGTGTTTCCGGGCGGTCCCGATGCCACGCGGCGACTGTATTTTCATCACGGGCACGGGGGCGGTGGTCCCGTGACAAAGGGTGTGATCCAGACCAACCGCCGGGCGGCGAGTATCGATGCCGACATTTTTGTAAGTGGACACATTCACGAAGCCACTTTGGTGGAAAATGTGGTGGTCACCCTGCTGGACAGCGGTCGTGTGCATCTGGCGACACAGACGCACGTCACGTGCCCGACGTACAAACAAGAGTACCTGATGGATGGCGGCTTTCACATCGAGAAGGGCAGACCGCCAAAGCCCCTGGGCGGCTGGTGGCTCGTCTTTTACTACGATGAAACGCAGCTGGGCAACGTGGGCACGTGGTTCTTGCGGGCAAGGTAAGTGGCATCCGCAGGGCGAATCGGCCCAGAGAGCCGGTCGCAAAGTCAGTATGGCTCAGGGAGGCCAGTGTAACAGTTTTTGCTAGGGGAGGGAACGAATGCGAGCGATACGATTGATGATTGTCGGCTTGCTTCTGGCCGCGACATTGAGCGGATGCGTTTTCCCAGAGCGGGGCGTATTTGTCACAGCGTGCGAGCAGAGAAAAACCGAGTACGCATGTGCCACGGTGTGGGTGCGACCGGTGCCGTTGGTAGAGCGAGGCGATTACGCATTTGAATGGTCCTGCGTGCGGCCAGAGAATCGGCACACGCGGCGAGTGACACAGGCGAGATGGTTGAAGGAATGGTAAGCATATGGCATTGACAGCAAAACAACAGGCATTCATAAATCACTACCTAACCACATGGAACGCAACCGAAGCAGCGCGCCGTGCACAGTACAAAGGTGATGATGCAACGCTTGCCGCTGTCGGATATGAGAACCTTAGAAAACCTCATATCCGGTCTGCCATTGATGAGAGGATGCGAGAACTCACCATTGACGCCAATGAGGTTCTCCTGCGCATGGCTCGCATGGCAACAGGCGACATGTCCGATTTTCTCAGCTTCGACAATGCCGGGGCAAGGCTCGACCTGGGCAAAGCTGAGGCGCGCGGCAAGCTTGGTCTTATCAAGAAGTTTTCGTCTGTGGAAAATGTAATGCTCGGCAAAGACGACAGTGAGACCGTGCTCAACCGGCGCATTACCATTGAACTATACCCGGCAGATGGGGCGCTCGACAAGCTTGCACGGCACTATGGGCTGTACAATGATAGGCTGGAAGTCACATGGAAAACCGAAATCATACAGCTTATCAAGGACGGCAGATTGACGCAGGAAGAAGTAGCCGAAGAGATGGGGGCGGATCTTGCTTCAGAGCTTTTTGCAGCCGCAGGAGTACCTATCGTTCAAGGTAGAGAAACTCAAGCGCATAGCAGCAAGCAAAAAGAATAGTTTCGACCAATACGCCAATGATCCGGTGCGCTTTGGGGCCGAAGTCCTGGGCGAATCATTCACCGATGACATTGTAGCCGTCATGGAATCTGTGCGTGATGTACCGGTGACTCTGGCGAAATCAGCCAACGGCACGGGCAAAACCCACGCGGCGGCACGCATAGCGGCGTGGTTCTATTCTGCCTACGATGACGCCCAAGTCTACACCGCTGCGGCCCCACCGGAAAACAACCTGCGCAATTTGCTGTGGGGTGAAATGGGTAGCGTGGCCGACAATCATCCCGAAGTGTTCGCAGGGCACACGGTCAAGAGCCTACACATTGCGCGCAGCTCGCAGAGCTTTATCACCGGCGTGACCATTCCATCGTCGGGCACCCCGGCGCAGCGGGAAGCACGCTTCAGCGGGAAGCACGCTCCGCACATTTTGTTTATCGTAGACGAAGGCGACGCCGTGCCGGATGAGGTGTATTCCGGTATCGAATCGTGTATGTCTGGCGGCTTCGCTCGACTTCTGGTGCTCTTCAATCCGCGCCACGAGAGCGGCCCACTGTATCGCAAAGAGCGGGACGGGCAAGCCAACGTGATCGAGTTGAGCGCATTCAGCCACCCCAATGTGGTGACGGGTGAAGAGGTATTTCCCGGCGCTGTGGATCGAGAGAAGACCGTGCGCCGCATCTGCGAATGGTCTCGCCCTTTGGGGCCAGAGGAGCGGCCCAACAACGAGTGTTTCCTTGTGCCGTCGTTTCTGGAAGGCCATGTGGCCACATCGCTGGATGGCAATCGCAAGTACCCACCATTGCCGGGTGGGTGGCGCAAGATTACCACACCGGCCATGTCGTACATGGTGCTGGCTCAATATCCAGCTCAGAGCGAAACCCAGCTCATTAGCCAGAGCGACATCGATGCGGCTCGCAGCCGATGGGATGCGTACGTGGCGCAGCATGGAGAAGTGCCACCGGTGGGCGTACAGCCGATCATGGGGCTGGACGTGGCCGAATTTGGTGTGGATGCCAACGTGGCAGCGTTCCGCTACGGCGGGTTCGTGGCGCGCATGATCCCATGGTCAGGCGTGGATACCATTGCGACCGGGGCACGGGCCATTGAACTGTACAAGCAGCACAACGCACAGGCGGCCAAGGTGGACGGCACAGGCGTGGGCGCAGGCGTGGCGCCCCAAATGAGCCTGTCCAAATGCGAAGCCACGAGCGTAAAGGTAGCAAGCAGCCCCACGGTGCGCACGGACATGGGCGAGTTTACCCACATGCGGGATCAGCTTTGGTGGGCCATGCGGGAATGGCTGCGCACGGACACGGGGGCCATGATACCGCCGGATGAGCAATTGATTGAAGAGCTGCGTACGCCTACGTATGAAATTAAGACGGGCAAAATCAAGGTCATGGATAAAGACACCATGAAAACGCTACTCAAGCGCTCGCCAGACCGAGCCGAGGCGCTCATGCTCACGTTCTACGGTGGTGGCGATGCCGAGGTGGCGAGCTTGGCAGACATCTACAATAAAATTCGGCAACAGTAGAGCCGCGCGCATACACATGTAATAGGATTCGGGGATAATGGAGACCAACGGGGCAGTAGATCCACACAATAACGGCCTAGCAGTCAAAGCAACAGACGAAGGCGCAATGCAGGAAGCGCTTGATGAATCCATCCAGCAGGGTGGGCGCTACTTCAGGACCGAAGGCGGCGCGAGCTACGGCATCCTGCGCTGGATGGGCATGGGCCACGACATCATCCCGCCGTGGTGGAGCGCATCGCGGGATGCAGAGCTGCGCAGATTCTGGAAGAGCGGCGATCACATTGCGGGCGCCGTCTATTCGGTCGCCACCCGGGTGACCACGACGCCGTTCCAGATTCTGCCCAAGGATGACAGCGTGCGCTCCCATATGCGGCAAGCGGAGACCATGCAGACGCTACTGAACCAATATGCCGACTATGGGCAGGGGTGGCAGGTGTGCATGGACAAGTTTGTGCAAGATGTGCTCACCCAGGACAATGGCGGATTTCTGGAAGTCATCGGCCCAGGCCCGGCGGATGGACCACTCATGGGCGCGGCGGTGGGCATTGCGCATTTGGATTCGGGGCGATGCACGAGAACGTCTGACCCCGAATTCCCCATCATTTACCAGGACATCGACGGCAAGCGCTACAAGCTGCACTATACGCGCGTGATCTACCGTTCGCAGATGCCAAGCCCACAAAAAGAAATGTACGGTGTGGGTTTCTGTGCGGTCTCCCGCGCCATCTACAACGCGCAGAACCTGATTGATATGGCGGTTTACAAGCAAGAGAAACTCGGGTCACGCCCACCGCGCCAGCTGCTCGTGGGCTCTCACGTGAGCGCTGCGAAGATTCTGGAGGCATTTGCGCTTGCCAACGCAAACATGGACAATCAGAACCTGGGCCGATTCTCCAAGACCGTCGTCATTGGCAGCGGTGACAATGACATCAGCGTCGACCGGGTGGACCTTGCATCCGTACCCGACGGATTCGACGAAGAGACGAGCACGACCCTGGCCATGTTCGCCATTGCCATGGCCTTTGGCGTGGACGCTCGCGAGCTGTGGCCGGCCACATCCAGCGGAGCAACGAAGGCCGATGCCATGGTGCAGCATCTCAAAGCGCGCGGCAAAGGCTTGGGGCAGCTTCAGAAGATGATCACCCAGGAAATCAACCACAAGGTGCTGCCCGCCCACCTGTATATTGAATTCGATGCGCAAGACGACGAGGAAGATCAGATCCAGTCGGAGATTAACAACATGCGCGCCGATGCACGAGGGAAGAACCTCACGGCAGGCACCATCACCGTGCGCGTGGCACGATTGCAAATGCTGGACGAAGGCGAAATCACACAGCAGCAGTTCGAAGACATGGAGCTGGCCGATGGGCGGCTAGAAGATGGCACCAACGTGCTCGCACTCTTCCAAAGCCCGGACAAAGAAATGCGCACCCTGCTGCGGCTGACGGGCGTACAAGACCCGCTCGATGTGGAAGCCAACGATCCTGCCACCATGACGCGGCTGATTACCGAGCGCATCAAGTTTCTGCAAGGGAAATTGTTCACGGCACCCAATGGCCGGCTGAAGCAGCTCGCACAGATGGCGATTGCAGCGCTGGACATGCTGAGTACGCTGTACAGAGAAGATACCGAAATCACGGCGGAGGACGAGGGGGATATTGATGAAGATGCACCTAAACCCGAAGTTTCAGAGAGCGATGAAGCAGGCGACGCAGGACAAGAGGAGACGGTGGATGATGGGGAAGGTGGCGAAGAGGATAGTCCTGGAGCGGATGAAGACGGCAGCGGAGAGGGTAGACAAGATAAGTCCATAAAAAAAAACGTAACCATCTCACCAGATGGCAGTGACCAGCCGCTACCAGAAATCCCATTTGATATTGAAATTACCGAGCGGGACATACAGCGAGCTATCGAATCATTTGAAGAGGTGTTCCCCGAACGTGGCGACATACTGGATGCCGAGGTGGTCGAGAAACAAGAACCCGCCAACCTGCTGGACATGCTTACTCGGCAGAAATGGATACCGACGAGAGCGGGCGCAACGGACCCACGGAAGCCGCACGAGAAGACCAGAGCCGAAATTGCACACACCAAGCAAAGCACTCGCTGGCAGTATGACGATTCGGCCAAACGCTACCGAGACCTGAACACGGGCCGCTTTCTCTCGGCCAATAGCGTCATATCCATGCGCGACGGCCACCAGGAAGCACGCAAGGAAGTCGCCAACGACCTAGCCGACAGCCTGACCGCAGGTGACATTACCGTGCAACAATATGTGCTGCGTATGCGTGATGAAATTAAAGCAACATATATTGCAGAATATATGTTGGGCAAAGGTGGGCGGCACAACATGACGCAAGCGGACTGGGGCTCCCTGGGGAATCAGCTGCGCAACCAGTACGGCTATCTCCAAAACTTTGCCCAGGAGATTGCAGCGGGGCAACTGTCCCAGGCGCAGATCGCAGCTCGGGGGCGGATGTACTTTTCATCGGCAGGGCAAGCGTTCGAGAGGGCACGGGGTGCGGCGTACATGATAGAATTGCCTGCTTACCCAAAAGATGGCACGAGCGAATGCCTCACAAATTGCCTCTGCAACTGGCGACTGGTGGACCGTGGCGATCACGTGGAAGCAACATGGCGGTTGTCAGCCGTTGAGCATTGCTCCACGTGTGAGCAGCGTGGGCGCGATTGGGCACCGCTGATCGTACCAAAATCGGCGTAGATGAGCACCCAAGGAATGCACCGAAATGAGGTTAGATCGTGACTGGGAAAC